GGTCGGATCAACGCTTTACGGTGTCTGCTCCACAGCGGCGAATGTCGCGGCAAAGCAGGCTGCCATTGACGGCCTGGACACGCTGATGGTCGGACTGACGATCCACGTAAAGATGACGAACTCCAATACCGCGGCGAATTCGACGCTGACCATTTCGAGCATCGGCTCGGAAAGAATTCCGATCTACCGATACGGAGCTACCGCCCCGGGGACAACGGAGAGCGAGTCATGGCCCGCCGGGTCCACGCTTTCGATGACTTACGACGGCACGGCGTGGCAGATCAACGGATGGCAGAGGGACACGAACACAACCTACAGCAACGCGACACAGTCAGCGGCAGGCCTGATGTCGGCAGCGGATAAGGCGGCAGTGGACAAGCGCACGACGTCAAAGGTGTACACGGGCCTGAGTACTTCGACCTGGGCTTCAAACAGCACGTATTCCAGTTACCCGTACAGAGCATCGATCACCTGCTCCGGGATGACGGCAAGCCACTTCGCGGAAGTCTGCTTCAACCCGAACGACGTGCTGAGTTACGGCCTCGCGCCGGTGTGCCAGACGTATTCAGGCGGGCTGTATGTCTGGGCGATGAACAACCCCGGCAAAGCGCTGACCGGAATCACGGTGCTGTCGGTGCTGCCGGACAGGTGAGGTGACACATGGCTTATCAGACAACCGGAACAATTACCGGCATGGATGTTTTTCAGGCAGCAATCACGATCATGGATGAGCTGTCCGATGAGGGCAAGTACAAGTACGAGGACACGGACGAGTACCGCAACAGAACGCTCTCCATTCTGAACATGCTTCAGAACGAGCTGTACCCGTTCAGCGACACCTACAAGCTCAACCAGGAATGGGGCAGCAGCCGCAGGCCGGTTGCGGCAAGGCTTGACGACCTCTACAGCGAGATCGACCTGGACGACTACTGCGCAGGGACGGTGCTCCCCTACGGACTCGCGGCACATCTGCTTCTCAACGAGGATCCGGCGACGGCGAACTACTGCCAGCAGCGGTACGACGAGCTCAAGGCCTCACTCATGCGCGGGATGCCTGCCGAGAGCGAGGACATTGTGGACGTTTACGGCGGGCTTGAACCGTACAACGAATTCAGCCGCTGGGCATAAGGAGGCATGAGGGATGCCGAGACCGAAAGGCAGCCGGAACAAACCAAAGGACGGAATGCCGGACAGACCGTACCGCAGCCCGGAAGAACTGAAAAGCAAGATGGAGGAATACTTCATCAAGTGCGAGCGGATTGAGGAAAACGCCTTCCCGGATGAGGCGGGGATGCGGATCTTCCTCGGCCTGGGGCACAAGAGCTATCAGAGCTATATGGAAGATCCGGCCTACGAACTGGTCTTCGACTGGGCGCAGGACATGCGGGAGAGCTGGGCGGCAAGGAGCCTGGCCTCCAATCCGCGGAACGCGCAGGCCTTTCTCAACATCCTGAAACAGGCGGCAAACGGCGGCTGGGTTGACCGGAAGACCGACAAGGAAGACAAGGTCATCGAGATCCGGGCGGCAGGCGTCGGCGGCATAGAGGCGTTCAAACAATGAGCCGGGGCGTCAACAAAACCGGAACGGACCAGACCACGAGCGGTCGGGAAGAATCCAAGGTCAAAAACCTCAAGGTCTGGGACCCCGGTGTCGCAAACCCAAAGCAGCTGGAATTCTACATGGCCAAGGAGCTCTATGTGGGATTCGGCGGAGCCAAGGCGGGCGGCAAGACCCATGCCGTGAGAATCAAGGCCTTCGGGGCGGCGATGGCGAACCCGGGCATTCGGATCATCATCTTCCGAAAAACCTATCCGGCACTGGAAGAAAACCATATCAGGCCCCTGAAGAGCATGGCGGTGAAGACGGGCGCGGCCACCTACAACGGCACGACCAAGATGCTGACGTTCGTCAACGGAAGCACGATCCGCTTCGGGCACTGGTCCGGAGCGGACAGCGAAGACGAATACAACGGGCAGGAATACGACCTTGTGTTTCTGGACGAGGCGACACAGTTCTCGGAGCGTGCCTTCAACCTTCTGGCCGGTATGCTCCGCGGCGCCTCCCCGTATCGCAAGCAGATGTTCATCACCTGCAACCCGGGCGGCGTGGGACACAACTGGGTCAAGAGACTGTTCATTGACAGAGACTATGAGACCGGACACGCAAACCCCGAAGAAGACGAGCACCCGGAGGACTATCGCTTCATCTGGGCCAAGGTCGAGGACAACGTGCAGATGCTCAAGCATTCGCCGAAGTACCTGGAGCAGCTCTCCAAGCTGCCGGAGGATGTGCGGCACGCATATCGTTACGGCGACTGGGACAGCCTCGGCGGCGGATACTTCAAGGAGTTCAAGAAACCGACGCATGTGCGTCAGGCCTTCCAGATCCCGAATCACTGGAAACGGTATCGGGCTTTCGACTACGGCCTTGACATGTTCGCGTGCGTGTGGTTCGCGGTGGACACGGACGGAAGAGCCTGGGCCTATCGGGAAGTAGAGAAGAAGGGCCTCATTATCCAGGACGCGGCGGCGCTCTGCCTGCAGAACAGCCCCGCCTATGAGAAGGTGGAAATCACCTACGCCCCGTGGGATATGTGGAGCAGGACCAAGGAGAGCGGCAAGACGATGGCGGAACAGTTCCTGCTGAGCGGGCTTGTCATTATCCAGAGCCCAAGGGACAGGGTGCAGGGACACATGGCCATGAAAAGCATGATGGCCCCGCGTCCGCTCAAGGACCCGTTCGTCAAGAGCCTGTATCCAGAAGGGCAGGCGCCGGCCACGCTGCCGGGCCTGATGTTCTTCTCGGACCTCTCCAAGGTCATCAAGGACATTGAGGAGATCCAGGCGGACGACAACAACCCGAACGACTGTGCCAAGGATCCGCACGAGATCACGCACACGGTGGACGCGGTTCGTGGATTCTGTGTCAGCCGGATCATTCCGACGGAAGCACCGGAAACCAAGAAGAAGCGGACCTATGAGGACCTGCTGGAAGACAAAGAAGAAAACTATGAGAGCTTTATGTGCGGCGGGGAGCCGGGACCGGATTACCTCGGAGCCGCATAGCGCAGGAGGAACAGTATGACAGAAATGATAATTCTTGCCGTGGTCGTTGTGGCGTTCTGCGGCCTCTGTGGCGTGGTTGCATTCAGGGCCAGCCAGACGGCCGCGGAAGCGAAAGACTTCGCACAGCGGACGTTAAACACGACCAATGAGATCTTTCAGCGCGTGAGCAACGAAAACAGGGAGCTCCGCATTTCCCTGAAGACCGTGCACGATATGATTGGCGGCCTTAGAGACGAGGACAAGGCAATCCGCGAGGAAGTGGAAAAGGTACGGGGACTGATCCCGGAGGACGTCAGGGAAGAGCGGCTGCGGCGTGACGTTCTGATGAGCCAGCTCAACGACGAGCTGGAAACGAGGGTCAAGGCGGAGCAGGAGTGGAACGCAATGGTTTCGAGCGTGCTCGGCTACGACATCAATAAGGCCAGAGCCGCAGGAGTAGACGGCAATGACAAGTAAGAAAGAGCTCGGGCTTTTCGACGGGAAGGAAAAGCCGGATGTCATCTGGGGCTGGAAAAACTACAGCGACAGTGTGAGCTATAACACGAGACTGAACCTTCAGGAGACGGTGAAGGTCAACGAGAACTTCTACATCGGCAAGCAGTGGGAAGGCGTCCAGGCCAACGGCCTGCCGACACCGCAGTTCAACTTCCTCAAGCGGACGGTGGGCCACACGGTGGCGTCGATTGTCTCAGACGATGTGCGGATGACGGCAACCCCGCTGGAAGCGGCGCCGAACGAGAAAGAGCTCATTGACCCGGTGCGGATCGTGAATGAGGAGTTTTCGCGGCTCCTGGAACAGGTGAAGTTTTCCCGGCTTCAGAAGATCTTTGTGAGAGATGCGGCGGTCCGCGGGGACGGCTGCATGTACACCTGGTGGGACGCGGACGCCCCGGCAGGCAAGGGCAAGAAGGGCAGAATCCGCACGGAGATCGTTAAAAACACCCGCGTCTTTTTCGGCAACCCGAACGACGCGCAGGTGCAGACTCAGCCGTGGATCATGATCGAGAAGCGGGACATGGTGCGGGCGGCCCGAAAGAGGGCGGCGGAGTATGACGCGAAAGACTGGGCGCAGATCCTGCCGGACGACACGGAGAACACGGAGGCAACGGACAGCGTCAAGCGGACGGACAACAAGGTGACCTGCGTCACGCTCATGTGGAAGGACGACGAGAAGGGCGAAGTGTGGGCCTGCGAGTTCACGCACAACGTCATGATCCGCAAGCCGTACAACACGAACCTCCGGCTGTACCCGCTGGTATGGCTGAGCTGGGACTTTGTGGATGACTGCTATCACGGGCAGGCCATGCTGACGGGACTCATTCCGAACCAGATCTTTGTCAACAAGATCTGGGCCATGAGCAGCCTCAACATGTACCGCAGCGCTTTTGGAAAATACGTCTACGACAAGACCAAGATCGCGCACATCGACAACCGCGTGGGAGCGGCAATTCCGGTGGCAGGCCCGGTGGACAACGCCATCAAGGCCATTGACCCGCCGGCAATCCATCCGCAGGTC